GTTTTAGCAGTTATTCCGGACAGTAGCCTTGAAAATTCAGGATATGGCATATCGTTATCCCCATACATTTCAGCAAGCCTTATACCGTATTGCATGGCGAAAGAGGACTCTATTAAGTCCCAGTCCTCAAATACGTCATACCACTTCTCTACTTTTTTACCTTTTTTCCACTCTTTTCACCTTTTTGAGTTTCTTCTTCTTTTTCCTCTATTTCTTCTAGTGTAATTCCGACTGATGCCGCCATAATCACATTAACTACATCATTCCAGTTTGAAATTGGCAAATCCAAAGACTCAATGTAATCAAAAGCCTCTTTTCCCAGCCCCAATGTTACAATCTTATTAATCAGATCTATTTCATCCGTATTCTCTTTTTCGCTTTCTTCCACCATTGCCTGTATCTTTAACGAGATACTTTTTCCATTATTGATCTTATACTCATGCTCTGCGTCAACTATCACCGTAGGTCTTTGATTCCCGCTGGCTATTCTTTCCGCTATATCATATTTTCTTGCCATGTGTTATTAACCTCCAAATTTGTTTTATACTGATGGTGTAAATGTTGGTCTGCCATCCCCTGTCATTGCGAACTCTAACGGCGATACATTTGTTGAATCTCCGCCTCCAGTATTCGTTACGTTTAATACACAGTCGAATACTAGTTTAGAACCGTCTGGGAAAGTTACATCGCCCTTCGTTGAACAATTCAAGCCATCCTGCCATGCGGTAGATGCTACGTAATCGTTTCCTGCGTCCCCGACACAACGTTTCCCTTTCATATCGAAACTGAATCCCTTACCTGTCATTAAGGCTCTCTTCCATCCTGCTGTCGTCATAGGAGTCCACTCCTCAACGTTTCCATCAATACTTAGCCCAAATGTCTCTAAATCAGCAATTGGTGCCATGTCTGCTTCCGCACTTGTCTTACCCTTTGTCCCGATTCTAAAAATTAAATTATATACCGGGAATACTCCTGTAAATGCCATACTATTACCTTCCTTTCTTATTTCTCATAATAAATTACAAAGTTAATTACAAATTCATAGACTCCCTTATCGTCTGTGCCTATTCCTACCGGCTCAGACGTTCGAAAATCCATCTTTACTACTCTTTTACCGCTTATAGTTATTTCTTGCCCAAATAAGGCGTTAAACACTTCCTGTGCTTTTTCTTCTGCAGGGGTATAGAATTTCCCCCAATGGATTAATACAGATACTGCCTTTGTGCTATAGGAGGAATTAATCAGACCTCCAATAGGCATCACTGGGGCTGGCCCCTGAGTTGGAAAAACACCTATGCAGTATTCTTTATTCTCGTCTATCTTCCCCATATACCAGTTATCACACAAAATAACGGTCTTCAGGAAGTCTTTTACTTCTGTAAGCTTCATTTTACCAGCCCCTTTGCGTTTCTCTTCAAGCCTAGTCGGAAGACGTTGATAAAGAAATTTTTCTTGTCACCATCCACGTAAGTCTGCATCCACAACCCCTGCGCATTCGGATTTTTGTCCGTTCTGAAATTATATTGCGGATTCCAGTACAGCCTCCGGGCATAGGGAGTGGAAAAGCTTATTTTATACTTTGTCTTTCCCTGATTTTCTACAAATCCGCTATCCTCAAGAGCTGATGTTTGCTTTGGCACAGTCCCGGATGCTCTTATATCAGTCAACATTGCCTTTGTAGCCTGTTCAGCAGACACCTCAACCGCTTTTTCCAACGCTTGTATTGCTCCTGGATAAAATTCCATCTTCACTTTAACATCCATTAAACCAGGTCCAATCTACAGTGATTTACTGTGCCGTCAGGATTCCTTGCCTTTGTTCCTTTAAAGATTGTCCTATCTACCCCATATACTGTTACGGTTCCACCGCTGATTGTTGGCAATTTTGGACATATATCTCCGGGAAAGTAAGCAACTCCGCTCAGCTGTACAAGCTTCTTGTCAGCTGTCAGCACTGTTTTGGCAGAATCCTGATAGTTGCACTTTAAATTATTTAACGTAGCCGCAATAACAGGGCTTCCATCTTCGGTTAGTCCCTCGTTGGTGAGAACTGCATCAATCGACGTTTGACACAGTGCCTTTAGTACTACGCATGGATAAGACATACCATCACCTCAACAATCCACAGGTCAAGCCTGTTTGACTAAGCAGCGCATATGTATCCTTTTTCATAGCGATACCCTTATCGGTGTACACGTTCCAGCTCTCACCAAAGGTCATAGATACCCCATTGATACTATAGTTAGATAAAACCATGTTTATCATATCCGCATTTTCATACTCAAACTCTGCCTGCTGGCAAGCTACTTCTTTTACAATATCCTGTTGAAACTCTGTTAGATTGGAAAATCCCCTACCTACAATTCTGTTGTAGGTAAGGGAATCTATGTGTCTGCTTGCTTGTTTTAATGCTTTTGCAAGATTAGCCTCCGAAATAACTGCGCCTCCGTATGTGTTGATATAATATTCTTTATCTGCGTAAGCTTCATAAGGCATGTTATTCACCTTCTTTTAAAGCGTCTTTGATTTTCTTAAGAATTCCTGATTGACTAGTTGACTGACCGATATCAATACCTTTTTCAGCGGCATATGCAATCAATTCCTCTATAGTCATAGCGTCAATGGTGCTGCCGCCAATAGATGCCCTTAATATCTCCAACTCCTCAACGACTTTTTGGTACTTTTCGTAGCTAACAGTTTTGCCCTTGCCGACAGCAAGCAGTTTACCGTCGTCGTCAAGGATATTAAAGCCATCGTTTTGGTACTGCATTTTCTGCGTGTCCGTAATAGAATACTCTTTATTTCCTTTTACTGCTTTCATCTTAGAACCTCCTATGCCTCTACATTAAAAGCGATACCGCAAGCCTTGTTTTCGATTAGAAAAGTATCTGTATAGTATCTGTTTTGATACACGTACTTATCTGCTGTTCTTGAATCACTTCCCGGTGTAAATAGTTTCATATATGCATATTTATCACGCGAGATAACACAGGAAGAATGCACTAGAAACATATTAATCTGTTTTGCAGTTGCAGCTGGCACACAGCCGTTTGTAAAATCATAAACCGTCTTCATTCTTGCGCCCGGTACTTTAACAAACGTAACATCATCTAGCGAATAAACACGTCTGTCGATGCCACCTGCTGTTTTAACATCTATTGTCCGCTGAATTTTAGATGCATTCTTGATTAAGGTATTCATCGCTGGTGTCAGATAAAGTATGCGCCCCTCGCCCGGTACACCTGCCTCGTCCATTGTCTCCATCTGTTTATCAAACCAGGCAAGAATATTGTCCGCTGTCATTACTGTAGTATCAATGACCGCTCCTTTGCTAGTATACGCCTGTGCTTCTGTATAGAGCTTAGAATACCTGTAAGAATCTTTTTCGGGAATAGCCTGCTCTTCTTCAAAAACATTCTGAATATTTGCCATTTCAACTACTAGATTAGTCTCATCTACGTCCATTGGGTCTATGAAGAATTCAACATCTCTGTCATGCTTCAATTTTTTTGGCTCCCAGTCATTTGTGATAGTTCCAGCGTTAAATCCTAGCGCATTTCTGCTATGATCCTTATATCCAGACACCGTCACCCTCGGTAATTTAATTGTCTGAGCATTAATAAATTTAATCCCTTGATTGGACTGTGTTAATGCATAAGAAGTTAACTCCCTCGCATATTTCTGTTGCAATTCTCTTTCGAACTGCTCTGCATAATCATATACCGCCATGTTTAAAACCTCACTTTCTTATTTTTTGTTACCAAATATACTTGATAACACATTCTCATTATTGTTGTAATTATTCGTACCACCTGCACCAATCTGCTGAAACCCCTGATTTTGTTGGTGCTGTGCTGGCTTAAAAGCCGGAACATCTTCTAATACCTTATTTAGCGCTGTCTTTAGTGTCCCTTGATTTACCTTACCATCTGCATCTATTGCTGTGCTTAAATCCGCTAACTTTAGTACGTAAGGTACCGTCTTAGAATCTATACCTAATGCGATAGCTTCCAGGGTGGCTTCTTTTTCAATTTGTACTTTTTGTACCAATGCCTGCGCTTGGGTTAATTGCTGCTGCATGACCGCAACATCCGGCTGATTCTTAGCCTTTTCCGTTTTGAATTGGGCGATTGCCTGGTCGGCCTCTTCCTTGCTCAATCCTTGCTGCTTAAAGTAACCTTTTAGCACTGACTCCTCCGCAACCTGCTGTTTGCCCTGAACAATCTGACTCAGTTTTTCATAATCAATCGCCGGTGCTTGATTTTGCTGTCCGCTTGGAGATGAATCACCGTCCGGTGGTGTTCCCTGGTCTCCTTGTTCGGCAAAAAATTGTAACTTGATTGGTAATAATGTTTTATTCTTCATAGCTTTTGTCTCCTCTCAGTTTTAAATGGGTGTCTCCCGCATCACAGTTAGAGTGTCTCTCATACAGTTTTTGCCGTGTGTCTCACCGTAGTTTAACGTCTTCGGACATAAAAATAAGACGTATGCCTTACGCCTCAATAGGAGATTAAAGGATCACCTAACCTTTCTTCTTAACTGCTTCCGTCTTGGCTTCTATTGCAACTCCGGCAGACGATAAGACCTCTAATCTGGCCTTTGTTGCCTCAAATTCCTCGTTTGCTTTTCTGTAAACTTCATTTACTTTATCAAAAAAAGGCTTAATTGCTTTTGCTTTCACTGTCTCACCTCCTTGTCTTTTCTCTCGTATAATCCCTTCTAAGGTATGAATGCTCTTTTAAGTGTTCCCTAAGCCGGTCTTGATACTCTCTTACTTTTCCATTCGCATAATTGATATTGTCAGAGTCTTGTGAACCCTCTGCAATCCGCTTCCATTTCTTTATCCCTCGTTCCGTTGCCCTCTGCTTCTGTTCGGCTTCATATTTCTTTACAGCCTCTTTGCCATCAGGTATAGTCGGTTGCTGCGTAATATCAGGAAAATAAGTAGATACGGAATGCCGACAATTGGGATGCAAAAGCCCAGCCTCTATTGCAAAAGACAGGAGGTAGTGTTTGTTCTCCAGTGCTTCATTCATTGTCCCGCTGCTAAACACATCGTCAATCAATACCTCGCCCTGCCACTTCTCGCATTTTGGACAAGTATTAGCATGCGCTGACACAACAACTGTATGTATACCCCATTCATCACGTTTTTTACCTTCTCCTAAAAGTGTTGCCCGGTGTGAAGCAGTACGTATTGCCATCTCTGCGTAACTGGCAATATTAACTCGTTTACCATCTTTGTATTCTATGCAATCAATGCCTTTCAATAAAAACTCTTTAGTAGCCATATCGACCGCCTGATCCAATGTCTTAGCGCCGGAAGTCATGTGTATTTCTGACTTGAAAATAATCTGCCTATATACGTCATTCATGCGTCTTAGAATGGCATGCTGGCCCTTTTTAAGGTCATTGTTAACAGATTGCTGCATAGCTTCCAGTTTCTTCTCGTTTACCCCGAAGAATGAATTTTCCCTGGGTGTATACTTTGTCTTGTAATCAGAAAAATTCTTTGGGAGATATACGTGCTTCTTTTTCAAAAAGTTTGTCTCGGTTTTGCTAAGCGCTTCATCGAACGCCGCTTCACCCTTGTTGAAATTATCTTTCAGTGATGTATTAACAGCTTCTTCGATTTCCTTACTGCTGGAATTGACTATCTGTTTGTTCTGATTGTGGTACCCCTGTATATTCCTAAGTAATGCGCCCTGCCATTGTTCCCATTTGAAGCCCTCTTTTTCCTGCTCAGCTATATGGCGTTTAAATGTACGCTTCATGATCTTTATAAGGTCAAGTTCTATTTCTTCAAATAGTTTTCGTAAATTATATGAATCATCATCCTTCAATGTCATTCACCCACTTTGTTTTGCAGATTGATAGCATCCATCTCCTGCTTAATTCCGTCAAGACCGGCGACGCTCGTTTCATCAACTGTCATGATTCCCTGTTCATTCTTGAGACGCTTTACCTCTTCATCCTTCCAGTCCCGATCCTTGGAATCACCATACAGCTCTTCCACAACTGCTTCTATGCTCATGATTCCTTGTGTTTTGCCTTTACCGACTGTTTCGACCTGGCTTTCGAAGGATGGATTTGCATACTCACCAAACGGCGTATTTACCTCTGTATCTGCTATGCTCTGGTTGATTGATGTTTGATAAGCCTTGATAGAAATATCAATTATTTGAGGTAATACCTCTTGCAGTGCCTGAACGATTGCGTTTCGTGAATACAAGGTTGCCTTTTCCTTTTCTCTTTGCGCCTCTGCATTGTCCAGCTTTTTCATGTCTATGCCTAGTGTACTTGGAGAAATCAATCCCTGCAGGCACAAATCCAATGCTGTTGTGTAAGTAGATAAATAGCTATCATGCGGAATGATTGGTTGATCTGTTTCAATCTTATTTGTAGCCCCCTCCCTACTATCCATATCACGCTTAATAAACCGCATATCGAAACTATTAGGCTTCATAGGCTCCCCGGTGTTTGGATTCCTGGGAATATAGTTTTCCGGTATATACGACTTTGTTCTGCCTGCTCTAAGGGCGTCCATCCATTGTGACCAGGCTTCATCAAAAGCATCAAAGGAATCAATCTTTCGATCAAAGATAGATTGACCCCTGCCATCCCATTTACCACTTTCAAAGAATTGGATCGGAATCGCCATCATGAAACTACCTCTTGCGGTAGTTGCTCCACTTACATCTGCTTCATACCCTCCAAATTTGATATCTACCAGATTACTGGTCTGCGGAATGCTGGTAATATCCACATCTTTGTTGTTACTAGTAAGCCGATACTTTATATAACCAAGCCCATAATGTTCTAATAGTACATACTGCCTTCTTTTATGCTCATAAACTGTCTTAAAAGTTATCTCATCCAATCTGCCCCGACTATACTGAATGTCAATCCGTTCTCCTGGATAATATTCTAAGATTGGATATTGACTAATGCTGGTATCAAAGCTAACTTTAAAAGCTCCATCACCAATATATAATGTCTCTTTTACCGCCTTTTCAAGCTTTTTATCGAACTTGTTATCTTTCTCAATCTCTGTCCATAGTTGTCTGGATTGTTCGTCCTTAAACTCAAAGTCGTTCATATCTGCCAGCGATACGGTCGTTAGAGTATCTACGATCATGCTCGGAAGTCCTGTATGTATTTTCCTGATCTCCATTCCGGGAGTGGGTTTACTTGCCCAAAACTTATATCTGTCTACTGTTCCCTGGAGCTGACCGTGCATCTGATCCAGCTCATTTCCATCGCCACGATACCAGATACGATTTTTAATTGCGTTGGTCTCATAGTCCATGGTTTCAGTGATCCGTATCTGTGTCGGATTCGCTTCTTCAACGTTCAACCAACTTCTAATTGCGTTTTTCATTTTTTCTATCAACCCCATTTCTATATTTGCACCTCCCCATTTCCAATTTCTTCTTTGTGAGGCAGCCATCCATATTGACTGGCATTGATTGTATGGTCGTTGCGATCCTCTGGCTCATTGTCCTTATCTTCCTTCCAGCTGTAGCTTTCAAGCTCGCCTATGTGGACTGCACACTCCCTGGCCACCATGTAATATCCCAGATGTATCCAACCTTGCTGTAAAAGGATCCGGTCTATTATCTTGGTTTTCTTATAAGCATTAATAAAGTTATAAATGCAGGTAGGGTTATTACGTTTATACTTAAGTGCCTCGGTTATAGTTGCTTGATCTGCACTGTCAATAAAGATATCCTTGCATAGCCCCCACTCCTTGCGGTTCCTGTCAGCAAAAGCTACCAGATTAACAACTGTATCACTTGGGGCAATGGGAACGCCTAGGTTTGCATTGTTGTACACCCTTTCATCTAAGACATATAGAACATTATCCTCTGTAAGCCCTTGGAATATCATTGATATAGTATCCGGACTCTGCTGGGAGTAGGCTGTATCAAGTCCAATAGAAAACTTCTTAAACTTGATTTCCCCATTCATAACTCTCTGCTTGATAATAGATTTAGATAAAGTGTGTTTCTTTTTATCGAAATGAGGGAATACTAATCCAGCGGCTTTACCTCTAAGACCTTGTATCTTGTTCTTATAGAGCTTTGTGCCTTTAGGCGTGTTCATTATGATCTGTTCTATTTTTTCCTTAGGCAATCCTAAATTATGGGTAAAAGAAAAGAACCAGTGAACCCAACCGGGTTTTGGCTCCTCTGTTAACATATCTAGTATTTCATCCGGCGTTTCATTTCTCCACTCTGGAAGCGGTCTGGAGCAGTTAATATACTCCTTATATACTGGCAAGTTTGGATCATCGGGATTGAGCGTTCCCATCAAGTAATCACAACGCATTGCAGCTTCCCTTACGTACTCCATATCAGCAATGTTGATTTCATCTATGTACAGGCATCCATATTGTCCACCTAACGCTTTCTTCCAACGTGCTTTATTATCATAGCCAAGCACATATACAATCTTTTCTCCCCTTGATGTTTGATAGGCTATATGCGGCAGGGAGTAAGACCCTTTACCACCAGCATTATATTCAACGCTTCCTTCAAACTGATCAAGGATACCTAAGTCTTTGTTGATAATATTCTTCTCAATGGTACCTAAATCTAATCCGGATAAGATATGCATTTTCTTTGGACTTGCGTATACTTTTAACATGAACTTTTCAGTACCCACCGTTGTCTTGCCGGCAGCAGTCGTACCTTCCAGGAACTCTACTGGTGCTGTACATTTTAAGAATGCCTTGTACTTATCAGACAGCAGCAGTTTATCATCCACTATCATCACCCCAAAGCTGTTCTACTATTGCATCCAGTTTTTCGTTATTAGTGTTTAAGCTTCCCGATACCTCCACTTTGTCCTTAAACATGCCCAAGTGCCGTCCGATCAGCTCCAACGACCTCACTTTGTCACAAGTATCAACCATAATTCCATACTTGCTATATTTGATACCTGCTAATGCTTTTTTCTTGTCATCTGGAAGATCATCAGTAGCTATCAGTTCAATTATCTGGTAAGTTTTCGGTGATCCATCTTCATTCAGCTTTGGTTCTCCAGTTGCTTGATCGATCACTTGCTTATCAACTACTTTGGCAAAGTCGGATCCATTCGCAAAGGCTATGGCTGCTAACTCCCTTATTACCATGTCTTGGGTGATTTCGGTACGCTGTTCACGGTCTTTCATTCGCTTTTCAATGTAATCCGCAACCTTAACAGTTCTTAACAATCTGTTACCAGCTGCAGCTGCTGATTCATCCTTCTTGCAGCTTGGATATGCCGCTTTATATGCTCTGGTGGCATTAAGGTCTATCAAATATTCATCTGCAAAAAGTTTTTGGTTTTTTGTTATTGCCATAACACCACCTCTTTTCTGTTCTATTTTGGAGGAGTGGCTCTGTGTTTCAAGCCACGTGCCTATGTGAAAAGCAGCTACTACAATCTACAATCATGTAATAGCTGCTCTGTAATACAATTTAATTTGGTTAATAGTTGCGTTTGGTACTTTGTAAATTTTTACTACTACATCATATCATTAAACACGTGGGATTTGTGGGAATCTTTATTTTCTTTGAAATATTTATAAAACTTCTTTGACACTGTAGTCCTTTCAAAGCCTAGCTCGACTCCTATGTCCTCCCATCTCATATTGTTTACTGCCCTTAGCCTTACAATCAACCTCGTTTCCGAATCAGGTATCGTACTTATGAACTCTTCAATTTTCTTTCTCTCGTACTGCAACCGGACAAGACTATAATTTATGAGATTTTCAATCAGCAGAACATCATTGACATATTCAGTGTTCATGTCTTCGCCATTGCCACCGTGCGGCATATCAGTAATGATGTTAGGCTTATAAAAATTCTTTTCTCTCAACTGTGCCAGTTCCAATTGCAGGCTCTTAATTTCCTTGTTGATATAAAATATCTGACTCACTTCATCTACCGTCAATTTCTCGCCTCCCATACCTCCACGCATCCCACAACAAAAACGACTCTCCGTAAATTCCATTGTGTACACGCACATAATATTTATATACTCCCACAACTACACCCTTTACAGTTCTCATCCTATCGCCATCCACGTTCCCGCCCTGTGTGTTAGGGTATTTTATTCTGATTTTGTCTCCTGGCTTTATATTTTCTACTTGCACTTATCATTTTCACCCTCTCTTTTGATCATGAGTAATATTATGACTATCAGTCCGATCAATACCGCCAATATTTCCCTCCAATAGCGCATTATCAATACATAGAGATATAGGAGTGTTATATTTAGATTATTCATGTCTGCCACCTATTTCTTTCTGCTTGCTAATGCGATTAATATAATCATCGCTATAAACTCTACTAA